CTATAGTAAAAGATGTTGCACTTGCATAACTTGCAGTATAACCATTACTACCATCACCATATTCTACCCATTGTGAATCATTATACCAGTCTCTAGTATTTTTCATCAATGCTCTAATTGCATTGTTTAGATTAGAAGGTAGCATCCCTTCGGCAGTAGAAATACCATTTAAATCTGTGTTGTTTGCCTGTGTTGTTGAATAATCTTTTATTCCTGCCATATTAATCTCCTATAAACCAAGCGTATGCTTTATTGTTCTCTTGGTTCTTTTCATTTACTAATGTGTTAATAGCTTCTTCAATTTGTCTTTGGAAGAACTCTTGAGTTTCAAAACTGTATCTAACATTATCTATATCACTTTTATCTGTCATCGCAACCCTCCTCTTGAGGCAACTAAATCAATTCCTTGAGCATCTTTCCAAACCCCACCACTAGGTATTTTTACATTAATTTTAACATATCTACCAGATTGTCTTACTGGATTAATACCTGATGTATTCATGCTTGATACACTTGATATAGTTGGACTATCAGCAAGTTTGTCTTTTGTAGAAATTGTTACTGTAGCTTCCGCATCAACAATTGGTCTTACCCCTGTTATATTTGATCTTAGTCCAGGAAACAACTCTCTTTCTGAAGTTTCTATTTCACCTTCATTTGCAGTACCTGAAAAAATAGCAGCTTTATAATCGCTATCAATAGCACCTAATAATAATTGTCCACCATTCCAAAAGTCAGTATCTAATGCAATATTAATATTATCTAAGTTTTCTGAAATAATATCCATTAATTCTACAGTATAAGCACCAACGAATTGTGAAAATATTGTACTAGCATTAGCTTCAGCAGTTGACCATTTTTGAGTTGCATAATTATAAATTAAAACTTTATCACAGATACCAGTTGTATTAGCTGTATCTGATGCACTTGGATATAACCATAAAGCTAATTGATTAAATGGATCAACAGCAGCACATATTCTATCACTAAATGCTTTGTTTAAATCTGTATCAAAAAATCTATTTACTTTTTCTGCACCAATTGAGATAACTTGATCTCCATTAATTTCAAAAAAACCATCATCTGCATAAAAGAATACTCTACGATTATCTTGACAAACTGTTCTTCCATAAACAGCTCCTCTATTTGGTGATATAACTGATAGTCTAAATACTGTTGCACCACCCACATAGTCCATACGAACTATTTGGTTTTGTCTAAAAATATATGAAATCTCTCCAGAAGTTATGTGAGTTATTTGTCCACCTGATCCTGGTAGGTCTTGCAAGTCTGATTGTTTAGTACCATTTGCCCAAGTAGAAATATCATTAATTCCTGACCATTGTATTCTATTAGAATTATTTGTGTGATTACCAGTTACTAAAAAATCTCTAATAACTCCTGATACTTTAAAAGTTGGAACTGTACCTGATGTTGCAATTGAAGATAAATCTGCAAAGTTAGTTGATGTACCCATTAAATAGTATTGAGGTGCATCTACACCATTACTTGCAATTACATAATTTCCAAATTGAGTAAATGTCCAAAAGTCTGTATTGCCACCTGTTAAACTTCCTTTTCTTGAAGTAAATGTTCCACCATCTAATTGATATAAGTCTGTATTGGTTGCAACAAAATTAAATACAGTATTAGAGTTATCTCTAAAAGAACCAGCTCCTCTACTATCTGTAGAAATAGTATTTGTTGAATAATTAACTAATGAAGGAAATCGTTTATAAGATTGTCTTGCAAAATACACATTGTTAGCAACATTCGCACCAGGATTATTATGTTCTGGTTGGTCAGGTAGCCATTCTCCAAAGGGTATTTGCATTATTATCCTATTGGTTGTTATTTGTTATTGCAACAAAGTTATCATTAAATGAACCTGCAACAGTTACATCACCTCTTTGTTGTAATGGTGCATTTCCATATTGATCTTCTCTATCATTTCTCTCAAGTCTTTCCATAGCAGTTGAATACATTTGTTGCCATTGTTGAACTTGTCTTGGCTCAATACCACCTAAAAAGTTAGCAGCATGATATAATGATCCATATAAATATATAGCTGGATGATTAGTTAAAATATAATTGGATGTATTAGAATCTGATAAAGCATCAAATTCTTTAAAGTAATTAATAACTCCTGTGTAAGAAGCTGATGGACTTGGTGCAAATCTAAAGTTATCTCCAAGTATTGTAAATGTGCTTGGCATACCAGATGTTGAGCCACCTTTTATTTGATCCATTTGTGCAGGAGTAATATATTTTAGTGCATACTTAGTGCCACCTTGTAAAATATAAAAATCTCTTACTTGTAAAAATCCAGTTGGTAACGCTACTGTTTCAGAATCAATAGTAAAAGAACTATTTGTTTCATTCATTTTTCTAATTCTTAATTTAGAATTAAAATCTTTTTCAGTAAGTACAATAAAATCTTCTGATATTTCTGATGTTAAATCGGATCTGTTTAACCAGTTCGCAATTGATGTTTTTAAATCTGAATATGTTGCTAATGCCATTATAATTTTCCTTCAGCAGTTCTAAAATATCTAAATTCGCTGCTATTTAATTTTTTCTTTAATATTTTTTTTTGAACTTCTGGTGGTAGTCCAAACCAATTACTATCACCATTATACTCATTTGCCCAGACACTTAAAGCAATAGTTGGAATACTGGCTACTCTTTTTAAATCTCTTGATTTAGAATAGCCATCATTCATATTTAGCAATTCTTTGTTATGCTTTAGGTGTGAATCAATATTAACTTCTTCTTTAACTGCAATTTTACCTTCCATGTCATCTTTCATGTAGGTTGTTTTTTGCAATCCATCTAAAATTATATCTTTTTTCATCTGCCTTGACCTTTATATCTTTTTTGTTTTTTTTGTCTTTTTTCATTTTTGTTCTGAGATTTTTTATGTTTGCCAGGTCTTTTTCTTGGCTTTGGTCTTGGAACAAAATGAACAAACTTTTGTCTAGCCATTAGCCAGACATTTCAGTAACTGAAACTTCAGCACTACCAATCACAGCAACTTTTTCACCAGGTGAAACTTTAAAAATTTCAGGTTGGTCAGCAGGTATAAAGATTGTTGAAGAACCAGCAGTAGATACAGCAGTTGGATTCGCACCAAATAAAATATAAACATCAGCAGTAGCTGCTATTCTTACATATTCAGTTTGAGAACCAAAAGCACTTGATTGTGAACTTGTACCTGTGCTTGTTATTCCTTGATGAGTAGTAGGTCTTAATCCATAATTAAAACTCATAGTTTTTCTCCTAATTAATTAGGGGGAAATACCGCTAGGCAAGATCCCCCTTTGGTTTATTATCTTCTAATTACAAATGTAACAAGTAATTTTTGTGTTCCAGTAGAACCACCATCAGTAATCATTTCGATAGTTCCATCTTCTTCTACTCTGTTAGCAGCACTTGGCTCAGATGTATCTACATCACCAGCAGCAGAACCAGAGTTGGCAACTGTAATAGCAGAATTTGTCATAGCAGTACCACCAATTTCAAAAGTGATTGCTGCATCTCCACCTGAAATAGCACCTTGTAAAGCAGTTATAATTTTAACTACTTTTCCGCCATCAGGAATAGCAACAAAAGTTGATGAAGCTGTTGATACATCTTCAATTTCAGCTGTTATAAAATAATCGTTTAATGTTCTCATTTTTTATCCTTTTTATTTGCTTCGTTCCGACTTTAAATAAATCTTCAAAGACCAAACAAAATTGTTGATTAAATATGATGGGGGATTTCTCCCCCACCACAAATTATTTATTATGAAGTAGTTAAGTCTGTAACCATTCCACTTGCTTTTTCATTTCTTGACTCAAGAGTGTACTCAGCAACCATAAATCTCTGATCTGCGTCAGCAGTCTGAGCTGGAGTTTGCAAAGCAAAATCTCTTAAGAAAGAAACTGCCCAGTAGTCCATCTCTAATATAAGAGCATCTTGACCTACTTTAGCAGCAGTAGCATTAGCACCTCTAATGAATCTGTTTGGAGCTACTTGCATAGTTCCGAAATCTGACTCATATACATCAATAGAAGTAATTAATCTTCTATCTTCAGCAGCGTCAAATCTTGTAGATCCACCAGTAAAGCCTGATAGTTTTTGTTTATTGAAAGCACCAACCATAATCATGTTAGGGTTTCCGCCTTCATTGTAACAACTTCTCAAAACACCTTTTAACTGATCTTCAGTAAAAGCTCTTTGAGTACCATCAGTTCTAGCAGCACCATTACCTGCACCAGATCCACCAGCACCTGCATCAACATTAGTTTCGATCCATGTTTGGACTCCACCTAATTCTCTTGCAGTTGTAGCATCTCCAGCAACAGCAGCGTTGTTAGATAAAAGAGCAGTTTCCATATCTCTTTTTAACTCTTTCGCAGCTTTAGCTACTTGGTAAGCTAACTCATTGTTTCTACCAGCAGATGTTACAGCATCATTAGTTCCTGATACTTGAACAGCTTTAGTAGAGATTTGAGTGTAGTTAGTTTCTTTAGTTGTCGCACTTTGAGTTCCATAAGAAATCGCAGCACCTTCAACCGCAGCATTTGCAGCCACATCAGCTAATGCGTCTGTTTGCCATTGGTGTGAAGTGTTTGTTGCTTTTGTTTTAGCAACGCCAGACATAAAAGGTGTTTCAGTTGGTGATATTGAATAAATAATATCTGCCAAATCTTCTCTTATGCCGACTGTTTGGTATGTTTGATATACAGCCATTGTTTATCTCCTTAGTAGGTTATTGTTTATAAATAACGCAGTAAAAGATCAGTAGCGTCTTTTGGACTTCCTGACTTTTTCAACGCTTTAATTTGATTCAACCTAGACTTAGAGTTTAATTCTTCTTTTGTACTTTTAATGCCTGACTTAACAAACTTAGTAGTTGGTTTAACTTTTTTAGAAACTAAATTAGGTTTAGCTGATTTAGTTTTATTAAAGTTCATACCATCCATAATCACATCGAAATATCTTGAATCATAAATTCTTGCGACATCCTCATTTGAGAATCCCTTAGAACTTAAGTAGTTCATAATATTCGATTTAACTGTTGCACCTTTTATAGGATCAGCAATTTCAGGATGTTTCATGTGAAGTTTTTTTTGTTCTTCTCTTAACAATTCCTGGAACTGAGATTGTTGATGCTCTCTCAGTTTTTGCTGTGCTTGTTGAATTGATTGTTTTCGTTTTTGTATTCTACGATCAACTCTAGCAGCTTCAGTCGGATCTTCCTCCCAAAGAGCATCTAACTCTTTAGAATTCATATCGTTGTTAATTTCAGCATTCAAAGTAACGACTAAAGAATTTAAATCTTCCATCTTTGTTGAATACTGGTTTTTCAGACGATCTTCTTCGGCTTTTAGCTCTCTTTTTTCAATCGCTATCTCCTCAGTTTTTCGTCTATAGTCGGCATCTTTTTGATAACCTGCTTTTAATTCTTCAAGGTCAACATCAATCTTTTCACCATTGATAATAACTTGGTGTAGATCGGTTTCTTGTTCTTCAATCGCATTTTCATCTTCGGATGCTTCTTCTTCTAAAACTTCCTGAACTGGTTGTTCCGGTTGAGTTTCAGTTGGTTGTTCAACCTCAGTTTCTGTTTCTACTTTCGCTTCAACTTCTTCTTTTGGTTCAACTGGTGTTGCTTCTGCTTGAGGTTTTTTGATAACTCCTTTAGAGTCCATTAAACCTTCAATAGATTTAGCAGCACCTTGTACTGACACATTGTTCAGTAATGGGTTACTGTCAGACATTTAAGTCCTCCTATGGTTAAGCTGTCTTTCGACTTGGCTTTGATTTAATCAAAGAAAAAAAATTTCTTTGCTTATTCTAACCTTGATGGTTAAAATTTTGTTTGTCGTTGTTGTTTTCTAAAATCTTCTAACTGTTTCTCTGCAAGTTTCCCTGTTTCAATTACAGTTTGAAGATGTTGTTCTACTTTTCCAACAACATTATAAGCAATCCAGAGTTTTTCTCTAGTATCGCTTTCTTTCGCACCAGTTTTTTCAAGTAGTGCTTCAGAATAAAGTTTTTTTAGAGAATCAATTGCCTCTATAAAAATTTTATTCTCCAGTATTTGTTTGGCTTGGTTGGATCGGCTGATTTCTTCCGATCTCCTCACCTGGTCTTTGGTTTCCATTTAGTCCTTGTAACTGTTGACTGAACATATTAGTCGATTTTGTGGCTTGTTCAAGAATTTTGTTATCTCCTGCCACCATCATCTTATCTAAATCTGCATCAGCTTTAATTTTTGCAGTATCTAACTGAGTATTATATTTTAAAGCCATTTCTTTTATCTTCGCTTCAAAGTCTAATTGCATTTCTTGAGTTTTTTGAGCCAATTCTTGTGCTTGTAATTGTAGATCAGCAATTTTTCTCTTATTCTCAGCATCAATTCTAGTAAATTCTATTTTTTCAATAGGAGTTAGAGGTGGTGGAGCTGGTGGAGGCATCATTTGTTTGCCAATATCAGGATTAACAAAGTAACTTTCCACATTTTTAAGTCCAGCGTTCTCAATTACTTTCGATAAAGTGTATAAATATTTTTTAGAGT